CATATATAGTGTTGCGGCCAGTTAGCGGATCTCGATAGGGGATATTTACTGCTTCACTTGCCCATTTTTGGACACTTTCATTAGTGTCACAAAATCGCATAAAACTCCATTCCCAACTTGATCTGTACACGGGCATTTTATTACCAACATATTTTTCTGGCCTAGTCATTGTAAACTTGCCACGTGCAAATTTTGAGGACATGTTAAACTAGAATATTTCTTGTTTCATAGTTGTCGGCTAAATTTGCAATTCTATAACCTAATAGGCTAGCGTTATTTCTATTTGAATTTAAAATTTGTGCGACTACTTGACTTAACTGTATTGTGTTAAGAGTTTTTAATGTATCAATTAATTGGAATACATTTACATTGTCGGTACGTGCTTGATTTAATAATACAATACTAGTGCTTCTTGCACTTTCTACATCAAACCCGTTCTTTAAAAAGAAAGCAACAGTGGCATCAATTTGATCTACTGGAAAACTAACTTGTTCTGTAAAAAATGTATTGAAAAAAGATTTGACTGAATCTGCGCTGTCATTAGACGTAGCTGGTGGTAAGTTAATTGCCATAATATACCTTATTAGAATTTAATTTGTTTTGCAACAACAGTATTAGTTTTTGAGGCTGCTACTGGGAATGAAATTCCCTGCAATCCGCTAACGCCCTGGTTTGCTGTCCCACCAATGTTAGATAATAAACCCACATTACCGCCAGCATTTAACTGTTGTGTATTTTGATAACCGTTAACTGTTTGTGTTAAATTATCAAGATATTGTTGAGCATTGTTAGTCACTGTTCCTTTTGCAAAACTAGGACTAGCAGTATCACCTTCTTTGCCAGTCAACGGACTTGGTGTAAAGTCATAATGCTCTAATGCAAATCCTTCTGGGTCACCAGAGTCAACAGTTCCTGAACCATATGCAACTGCTTCATATGCAAATGTAGCATTGTTATCATGTACCCCACTTTGAGCGTAATCTAATTTATTATGGTTCCAAGCAGTAATAACTGGATTTATAAGTGTGTAACTAACATACTCATGTCGTGCCATTTGATAGATAGTAATCTTATCAAAGAAAGGCAATGTTGCTCCATTATCTAAACCATAATTGTTGTTGATATAGTTAGCACCTTTGGTTGCAGTCCTATTATATGCGCCAGCATCCTGTGCCGATGTTGGATCAGCATAATAATAACTATAGTAGTTATGCCACATCTGATTAATTAATACCATATTATCATCATGAAATGTCATGTTGATTGGATTATACTTACTGCCAGTCATAACATTTTTCTTTCTGTTATACTGATTTAATGTTTCTACATTTAGTGTAAAGTTAGGCAAATCACATGATTTAACCAACATATTAATTTCATTACGATGGCGCTGAACTAGATCAATGCTTTGTAATGCGGCTTGATTAATACTAAAAGCTACGTGGTATAAAAATTTGTGTTTAGGTGCTAGACGAAATTTATCGTCAGCAAACAAGCGATTCGCAGTCTGCGATGTTCGCTGTACTATTTCACTAGTATTTCTAAGATAGTTTGTAGGTGTTAGTGCCATACTAATATTTATATGATTAGTAAACTGGGTAGTTTATGTATAGCCATAAAAAAGCCCACTTGCGTGGGCTTGTTTATTAACCTATTTGACCACCGCCACCAGTAGCGTTTGTGCTACGGGTTTGCTTGAAGTTAGGTGTTCCAAATCCTGCGCTTGCGCCAACTTGTACACAGTTATCTGGCTGAATACTTAAATCAATAGTCATTGCTTCATTACCGCTGTAAGCAAGAGCATTGTAGTTAACTTTCTGTACGTAGCAACCATAGCACTCCCAAGTTTCTAAAACTGTTGGAGTTGTTGCGCCGTTACCACCGTCTAACATTTCAATACGCATTGTGAACTTATAGTCACCGCCTGAAGCCGCTGAACTTTGTTCAAAGAAGTCGTATTGTTTCTGCATTTGTTCGCCAACTAGCTTAGATACAGCGCCAGTTACGTCATCACGTAACTTAACACTGAATGCTTGCCATGTTGGTTTACCAGCATAGTGAATTGTTGAGTTGTAAACTTCTAACTTTTGATCGGCAAAATCGACGCTTGGACGAGCTGCCTCAGTTACTTGTTTTGTTAGTTCTGTAGTACCTGCTGATACGCCAAAGTTTTCAAATGAAACTCTAAAGCGATACTTTAGCTTAGGCATCAACATACCTTGTGAGGCTGCTGATTGTCCTGAAGCTAACGGTACTGTGAATCTACTTAATGATGCGATTGACATATTTTATGCTCCGTTTATATTAACCTAGACCTTTGATCTCGCCAGTATTTTTCAAGCGTAATGGAATGTAAATGAATTCCACTGCTTTTACTGGTTCGATAGCAACGTCTAAGTATAGCTCGTTACGATCAATTCTAGCTGGTGTGTTATTACTTGTATCGCACACTACTAGGTAGTCGTATAGGGCACGTTGTCCTACTAATTCTAACAATAGGCTTTCTGCCGCACCTTTAATTTCATCACGTGTGATTTTATCGTTTGGTTCAAACACATATGGTTTTGCCAACTGTGCAAACTGACGACGCAAGTAAACTACTAAACGTGCTACGTTAATACGATCTAATGCACTTGCGTTCTTAGCACGAGTATATTGACCATAGTTAACTAAGCCTGTTCCTGTAATGAATGTAATTGGGTTAACTTTAACGCTAGCTAATGTGTCACGTTGTCCGTTATTCAATGCAACTGACTTAAACTCACCTTCGCTAGTAATATAACCAACTGCTGTTGCGTTAGTAATACCACCACGGCGTGTACCTGCTGGTGCAAACCATGGATAAGAAACATTATCGCTTAGAGCGATTGTACGTAAAATCATGTGGCTTGGTGGAACAGCAATGTTGTTACCAATGTTATCACTTGTGTATCCCCATGGATAGAAGAATGCCAAGTACTCATCGCTTGATACAAGACCTAAATCGTTGTCTTCAAGAGCACCGTTAACGTTATTACCCCAATTGCTTAATGTTGTAGCATCTGGATGTAAGCGAGCTGGTGTATCAGCAACAACAAACGCAGTCAATCCACGATCGTAGTTCAATGAAACCATTTCGCCTACTAACTCAGGATAACCTGGAGTAGCAATTAAGTTAAACACACGTGATTCTTCATCACGGATTTGTTGGTTGCTGTTAACAAGAGCTTGTAGCTTCTGAATAACAACCTTACGTTGTGCCTTATGGCCAAAACAACCTGATCCGTCTTCATTGTTAGCGGCTTCGCTAACCCAACGATGTGGATAGTATTCGCTCATTGACTCACCGCTATTGTAACGATGATTATCAGCTAGAATGTCTACGTAGTTGCGTACAAAACGCTTAACGTTAAATCCTGAACGACGTAGATTCCACAACAACATACCTTTTGGATATAGTGCAGGATCTGGTGCGTCAAAGTCTAAGAAGTTGTCGCTTAACAATTCTGCGATTGTTGAAGCATCAGCATTACCCTTTGCCGCCGCTGTTGTCCAACGTGCGTCATGGAATAAAATACCTTCTTCTGTTGACTGGTCGCTATTGTCAACTAGAATCCATTTCTTAGTCAAGTAGTTGTACTTGTAAAGTCTTGGGAAGTTTTCTAAATCGCTAGTGTCAATCCACAAATCACCGTTAGCTAATGCTGTGCCATCACTTTGTACAGTTGGCTTGCTAGCACTAACAATTGGACCTGCTGGGTCTGTTGTTGTGCCGCCTACTTGATTTTGTGTATAGTTTAAGTAACCAACCCAATGTGTACCGTTGTGGATCATAATATCCACTTCATCGATCATTGAGTTATACCATAACTGTCCGTCCATTGAAATTGTCGATGGAGCATGTGCGCTCGGTACAGCAAATCCGCTACCACCAATTGTTTCAGCCCACAAACTTGCAACATACTTGTGTGCGTTGTTTGCATCGCTTGGATCTGGGTACAAGTTTGATGCGCCAGCAATTAATGTACCTAATGTAAATTTCTCTGCTGGATCAGTTAATGTTACAGTACCTGGGTTAGCCGCACTACCTGTATCAGTAAATGTTAGTGTACCGCTTACGCTTGATGTAAGTGGTAGGCTTAATGAAATAGTTTGGCTTGCACCTGAACCTGTAACACCTGTAACTTTTGTGTTTGCTTGGATTCCAGATCCACCGTTTGTAACAACCATACCAACATAAATTGGATTAGTTGGAATTGTGCTTAGTGTAATAGTACTTGTTGTTCCGGCACCAGTACCAGTTGCTGTACCAGTTGCTGGCTTAACTAATGTAACTGTTGGTGCTGTTGTATAACCGTTACCAGCATTAGTGATTAGATAGTTAGTAATAACACCACTAGCTACTACTGGAGTAATAACTGCTTGTGTTCCGTGTGCTAAATCTGGTGCAGTAACTGAAACACGTAAGCCTGCTGAATAATCATGTCCTTGTGCGCCAAGTGCTACGGCAGCAACACCAGACTGGCCAGCATCGTTATCAACAATTCTAAAGTCGCCACCATTTTTGTGGCTGATTGTAACGATACCAGTTGCTGGATCATAATCAGCAATGATATATGTAAATCCTGCGGCATTAATTCTATTTGATAATGTTTCACCATCAGTACCATCACCAGCAGTTACAAACTCAATTTGTTGTGGTGCTGTCATTGTACCATCTTTTAAACTTTCGCTAATAGTGAATCTGATATCATCACCGGCTACCATAGTTTTCATGCTAGTAGTTGATACTTTAGTAGCACCTACGCCTGTACGTACAAACAATTTAAAGTTAGCATACGCTGGAGTTTCTTCAGCAGTATTGTATTGAACATACAACTGACCTAAGCCTAAATTAATACCGCCGCCAGTTGGATCAATACCAGCTAAGGCTGCTTGATTTGTAGGATATAGTGGTGCTGCCTTTTCTTCCCATGCGCTAGTTGCTGAATTATAACGTTTAACAATCCAACGTGCGCCTAAGTTAGGCTGTGTTGTTTTAACCCATACAGAACCAGTTGCGCGACCATTTGCAACTACAGTCTTATCAAAATCTGTAATCTTAAATGATGGAATTTGTGTATGGCTCTGCATTGCTAGTTGAGGAGCTTTGTAAGTTTTTTCTGCTAAACCTACATCACCTGCTAGTGCTCCAACAATAGTGATATCAACACCTGTTGAAAATAATTCTAGTTTACCGTTGATAACTGCGGCTGTAACACCGTCAATTGCCGCTGTATTAATTTTACTTGCTAGGTCAGCAATATTAGATGGATTAGCAATTAATGTATTATTAATAGTGAATGTATCTGCATTGCTTAGGTCTGGACTACTAATTGTACCTGAAGCAGTTGGCCAGCTTGCTGTCCACTCAGGACCGCCTACATCTACCCATACGCCGCCTGGAGTATCAGTAGCCGCTTTCTTGTACCATAGTACATTTAGTGTTGAAACTGCTACAATAGCATAATCGCCAATAGCGCCTAAACTTGCTTTTGGAGCACCTGTTTGTGCATCAACTTTAGCAGTATCATTAACTACTAATGGATATTTTACTGTAAATGTTTGTCCGCCAGTTACACTTGCAGGAGCCGCATTCCACTCAAAAATACCAAACTTGGTGTTAGCTGTGTCAAACCAGAATGTACCATCATCTGGCATACCAGCTGGAGCATCTGCTAATGGATCTAACTGAGCTAGGTCAATATCAGCACGTACAACATAAGCACGATTGCTTACGCCTAAGTAGCTGTATGCCGCTTGTAGACCATACTCGTTTTGCTCGCCAGCGTGTACTGGATTGTTATTGGCATCAGTTTTGAATACTGGTGTACCAAATGTATCTGATAAATCTTTCTGGCTTGTTAACAAGTAAACATTACCAGCGTTAGCTGCCAATGTACCTGGAGCAGTACCAGTGCCTGCGCCATTCTGCTTACTTTCAGCAGAAGCAACGATAATTAAAGGTGTTGTACCTGGGGCTGCAGGGGTATAAAAACTCTCGTCAATTACCGTTACTGCTACGCCTGGTGAACTTAGTTGGGCCATTTGTTGATCTCCGTGAATACTAATTCTATATGTATTTATAGGTTTTGGACGTTTTAGGCTTGTAATAGCCGACCAAAAAGGTTTCAAAAAGGCTTAAATATTCGCATGAGACCTTTGTGTAACTGCGGAAGAGCACCAGTCGCGATTAATTACTATAAACTAGGCAAGCCTTTTTATAGGAGTCAGTGCGGGCTATGCATCAAGGGTGTTAAACAGCCAAGATGGCAAACTGCCGGCTACAAAATGAAAACCGCATGTGATAAATGCGGTTTCAAATCACTGTTTAAAGAAGTGTTTAATGTATATCATGTAGACGGCGATTTAAACAATTGCCGTCATACTAATCTTAAGACGGTGTGTGCGAACTGTCAGCGATTACTTCACCGAGAGGGAGCGAAGTGGAAGCAGGGTGATCTTGTACCAGATCTTTAACCTTAGCAAACAAGTCATCAATAGTAGTGTCGTTAGTTAAAGTAGCATCAAACTTAGTACCTACCCAGGCTGTTTCACTAGCGTGAATATTCAGCTTTGACATACGACCACTTGCTAATGCCCAATTAGTACACTTAGGGCCAGCGTTCATATCAGCGGCATCACGGTACCATTCAGGATCGTCACCACGTTTTACACGGATAACAATACCGCCTGCTTCTTTAATTGACTTAATTTCATTAGGAAAACGACAGTCACTAATAACAATGTCGTCTTTACTGTTACGGAGTTTGTTTTCTAGACTTGCAATCCATATATCATCATGGAATGCTTTGCGACATACTTCTGTACCCCAGTATTGTAGTACCCAACGAGGAGTAATATCCATTCCTAAACGCTCTGACCACCATGCATCTTTTTGTTCACGCCATTCGCGGGCTTGTTTTGTGCGTCCTTCTAGCATGGTTCTATCCCAACCAAACACTTGGGCAACTGCGTCTTTCAAACTGTTAGCAAACGATTCTCGTCGGAAACCGTGAAAGTTAGTAAGATAATCGGCAATAGTATCCTTGCCAGAACCAATAAAACCGCAGACGCCTATAATCATGTAGATCTCCTAAAGATGCTACAGTATATAACAGTTTTGTTACAAGGTCAAATTATTTCTTAGCCAATAATAAAGGTTAATGGTGTGCCACCTGCAACCATATTGTCAACTTCTTTGTCTAAGTTAGTCAATTCTTCCTTACCGGCTGATAATAGTGCGGCACCATTTAACGTGATTCCGCCTGATCCTGGCCCAGCAATAGAACCAAACTTTGAACGTGCTTCACCGAGCATCATCTTACAAACTGCAAGAGTGTAATCACGTAGCCATTGTTTTGCATAGATATCTTGTAGTAATACAAAATCTGGGCGATAGTTATGGCAACGGATTAGAATTTGTTCGCCCTGAGCAAAGGGACGTTGTAAGATTGTTAAAATATGGCTTGTTGGCTTCCATTTAAATTCGATATAACTACCGAACATTTTACCAACAAGTTTTTGGTATCCAGAAAACAACTCATAAGTTGCTAGTCCGCCCATCATAGAACCTGATAGTAAGTAGCTGTTTGTGTACGCCAAGTTGAATGGTTCGAACAATGTTCCACCTGCACCTAAACCGCTACGTGAGCCTACTGAACGTCTAAAAATACTTTGTACTTCTACGACTTCATCGGGCAATCTATACTCGTTAACGTCTTGTTCTAGCTCTAAAAACATGTAACTTTCTTCTACAGAGTTTGAGCTCTTTTGACGGAAACGATTAATGGCGCGATCAAGGGCTGTTTCATAGTGCTTAGGGTCAAGCTCTACTTCAACCATGCCGTCGCCCAGCATGTCTTTTACGTATTCAAAGACTTTATTACGTTCTATTGTGCTGTCTGACTTATTAGGGTCTTGTGGATAATTATCGGCCATTTTTAGTTCTCCAACTATATTTAGCTGGCGATAAATATCATTATGCCACGATTATCTTTATACAAGCCCGAACGAGGGCAAGACTACAAGTTTATAGACCGTCAAATTTCGGAAATGTTCCAAGTTGGCGGTACAGACGTGTACTTGCACAAATACATTGGTCCTATGGATCCTACAGACCCTACACAAACGTTAGGAGTTACTGGAATTCAGGACGTAGTTTTTCTTGAAAATCGTGATAGAAAATACGACCAAGAAATTTACAGAATTCGCGGGTTGTATAATGTACAGAACATTGACTTTAACCTAAGCGCATTTGGTCTGTTTATTGATCAAGACACATTATTCATGACCGTACATATTAATGATTTTATCAAATATGTTGGTCGTAAACCTATCAGCGGTGACGTTATTGAGTTGCCGCATTTACGTGATACGTTTGCACTTAATGATAGCGACATATCATTACCACGTTATTATGTAATTGAAGACGTAGGTCGTGCGTCAGAAGGATTTAGCTCTACGTGGTATCCACATCTATACAGATTAAAGATTAAGAAAATTACCAATAGTCAACAGTTTGCTGATATTCTTAACAAGCCAGCTCTTGACAGCAACGGTGATCCAGCTCCTAATGGCCAGACACTAAACGATTTGCTATCAACTTACAATAAAGAAATTGCAATTAACAATGCAGTACTTTCAGAAGCTGAAGCAAATGCGCCGCAAAGTGGATATGAGACTAGACAGTTTTATACATTAGGTGTAGACGACACCGGTAAGACAACATTAAAAACTGTTGATGCTGTAGATCCATTACTTGATGCCAGCAACGTTGGATACAATGCTAGTGCTACAGAAGGCAAAGCATTAAAAACTGGATACACTGGTTATCTTGTTGGTGATGGTATACCTCAAAATGGTTATGCATTTGGTCACGGTATACAATTTCCAGACGGCGCGGCAGAAGATGATTTCTTTTTGCGTACTGACTTTTTACCAAATAGATTGTTCCGCTTCGATGGCGCACGTTGGGTCAAAGTTGAAGATGCTGTACGTATGACAATGACTAATAATGATGATCGTCAAACATATAAGACTGGCTTCATTAATAATAGCGAATACATCTATAATGATATTATTGATACTGATATAGTTAGATGCACTGCTGGTCAATTTGTTATTGATACAAATATTGATTATAAAACTTCTACATATATATTCTTTAAACTTGAAACAACTACAGCAGGATATGAAGTTAACGGAAGTGTCATTACAAATCACTTAGGCAAGGTTAGAATCACACTACCTATTATTAAAAATGAACAACAAGTTATTCCGTATGACGGATTATGGAATTTACAGTTATGCAATAATAGAGAAGCTGTAAAACAAAGTCTATCTAAGGCTTTAAAATATAAACCAGAGGCAGACTTTTAATGCAATTCTTTTACGACGGACAAATTAGACGATACCTTGTACAGACTATCAGAGTGTTTAGCAACTTTGTAGTTAAGTATGGGGATGGCTCGTTGCATCAAATTCCAGTTATGTACGGTGATCAAGACAGACAAGTTGCATCTATTGTTAGACAAAACAGCGAAAATGTTATTAGTAGTGCTCCTCGCATTGCCATTTATATTAGTGCGTTAGACATTGATCGTGAACGCATGGGCGATGCTACTTATGTTGGCAAAGTACATATTAGAGAGCGCGATATTGTTGACGGACAATACACTGAAGGTCAAGGAAAGAATTATACAGTTGAACGTTTAATGCCAACTCCATTTAAGTTAACATTAAAAGTAGATATTTGGTCAACTAGTGCTGAACAAAAATTACAAATACTTGAACAAATTCTTGTGTTGTTTAATCCAAGTTTAGAATTACAAACTACAGACAACTATATTGACTGGACTAGTTTAAGTGTATTAAATCTTGCTAGCATTAATTGGGATAGTCGTCAAGTTCCAGTCGGCAATGAAAGCCCAATTAGCATTGCTACACTAACAGTTGATGCTCCTATATGGATTAGCCCGCCTGTTAAAGTTAAACATCTTGGTGTTATTACTAGTATCATTACTAGTATGAATAGTGATATTAATGTAACTACTGACGGATACATTGATGGCCTTGGAGTTTCACTAAGTGGTGACACAATTACCTTGTCAAGTGTAATTGCCAAAGGTACTACAGTGCCTGGCGGGTTTCAGTTATCGGTATATAATGATCGTACTGGAGTTGGGTCAGCGGTATTGTTAGGTAAGAATGAAAATGTATTGCCTGCACACGCCCTTGAAGTGCCAAAGCGTCAAGGGCCGCCAATTACATGGGACACTTTATTAGGTCAGTATCCTGGAAAATTCCATTCTGGATCAAGTAGATTATTCTTAACACAACCAAATGGTGTTGATGTAGTAGGAACGGTAGCACTTAATCCGCTTGACAATACTGTGTTAACTGTAAACTGGGACCGAGATACAATTAATTCAAATGTAGACTTAACTGCATATAACGGATATACTAGTGTTAGAAATACTCCAGGTAATTTTGATGCTATTATTGATCCGCAAAAAGTTTATCCAGGGCAAGGTATGCAGAACGTAGTAGCTGGCGATCGTTTCTTAATCATTGAAGATATTGGTTCTCCAGTAAACGAGTTTGATAATGATTATACTGGCCAAGCTGGAACACCGGCCGCTAACGGCCCTGATGCTTGGAAATCTAATAGTGGTGTTGATTTTATTGCAAAAGCAAACGACATTATTGAATGGGATGGAAATAGCTGGCGCATTATATTTGAGGCCGCTCAAGAATCTGAGAGACTAGTCTATCAAACGAATATATACACTGGAGTTCAGTACATGTGGAATGGTATCCAATGGAAAAAGAGCTTTGAAGGTGAATATAAAGCGGGCCAATGGAGAATAGAACTGTAAAAGATCGTATTGTTTGTAGCGGAGCACTTGTCTACGCTAAAAGCACACGGCGTTTTTTATTAGTTCAAAAGGCAACTGGCAAGCATAAAGGCACTTGGGGCCTAGTAGGTGGTACTACTATAGAAGGTGAAAATCCTTGGCAGGGCCTACAGCGTGAAATAGAAGAAGAAATTGGTTTCATGCCCGCTATCATCAAAACAATTCCCCTTGAAACATTTGTTAGTAACGATAAAGTTTTTAACTTTCATACATATCTGTGTGTAGTAGAAGATGAATTCCTACCAACATTAAGTGATGAACATATTGCTTGGGCATGGTCAACAATAGACTATGCTCCTAAACCGTTACATCAGGGGTTGCGTAATAGTTTTAGTTCAAAAACAATCCGTACAAAATTACAAACTGTATTTGATTTAGTGGAGTTAATTTAATGTTTAGCTGGTTTAAGAAAAAGAAAAGCTGGGTAAGATTTTATTCGCTTGACCAAAACGTAGCAACAATCTATCCAGTTATAAAAAATACACTTGTTGAACGAGACTGGAATGGTCTAGGTAATATAGATCGCAATCGTCCCGAACAAGGAAATCAAACTGTATTAAATTGTCCTGCAATCAAACAAATTAATAGAGCCGGGTATGTTATTTGTGCGCCTGCTGATTTTATTATTAAGACCGGTAAAGGTCCTACTGAAATATCGTGGGAACACCCGTTTGCATTTAAACGCCATAGTGACAAGTATACGTTTGGTGGAACTGATTATTACATTAGCTGGCACAGTCCTCCTCAAGTTGAACCACTAATACCACGTGAATGTCCACATAGCAATCAACAGTTCCATCATAGCGGAATTAAAGTTGAAACTCCATGGCGTGTTAAAGCCAGTGACGATATTGTATTCCTACAAATTCCAGTGACGTATACTAATGAAGAACGTTTTACTGCGGCTATTGGTATTGTTGATCCACGCTATATGCATGCCGTTAGTGTACAGCTATTTTGGCATGTCACCGAAGGCGAGACATTAGTTAAAGCAGGCACACCACTTGTACAGTATGTGCCAGTTAGCAGAGAATTACTCAACAGCAAAAATGTAGAATTTATTGTTGATAGTGCTAATGATGTTGATCGTGAAGTTGAAGATGCGTATGTGTTTTCAAATCACAGTCGTTTTCCTAAAACAGATACAGTTGGCAATAAAATTAGAATTATTACTGACCTGTTTAACTATTTTAGAAACAAATATCCTAAAAATAAAATTTAAAGTTTAAGGCGAGTTAGCGGATCTACGTTAACATCTCCGCCTACAAACGTATTAAACGACAAACTTAATCTTGGCTTATCACCAAGATACTCATCAACCATATGTTCTACGTTGCTAGGAAATATTAGCATAGTGCCTGCTTCTGGCGCAACTGACCAGCTACGTGAATTATACAAATTAGATTCAACAATATTATACTCAACTGTATCATACTGACTTGTTATAAATTTAATGCGGCCGCTGTCGCCTTCGCTGTCAATATAAACTACTCCCGATAGGATACTATTAGGATGCCAGTGTCTGTGATGGCTTTGACCTTTTTCTGTTTTATTAAACCAACTTTCAGTAACATACATTTTTACATTAGGACTTGCACCCATAATTCCGTAAAAATATTCTATAAGATTATCAGAAATTTGATTAGCAAACTCAGTTAATGCAGGATCATCTAAAACATTTTGAGATTCACTAATCCAGTTTTGATAATTTTTTGCCCATTTAATGCTAGACAAATCTACTTTAGAAACGTCTAAGTGTGTTTTAAAAATTGGCTTTGAAAACAAAGGCCATAGTTGCTTTTCGGACATAGTTCCTCTCAGGTCTGCAGATTATCTGCGTGTATAATGATATATATTAAACTACAAAAAAACTTCGAGAAGAACTGACTATGATAAACTCAATTTGTGTACTAGGTGGCGGCAATGCTGGTTTAATGAATGCATTGTATCTTAAATCATCTATTCCACATCTAAATATTACATTAGTTAAGTCCAATAAGATTGGAACTATTGGTGTTGGCGAAGGATCTACCGAACACTGGACACGATTTGCCAATGCTGTTGGAATTAATTTTATAGAACTAATCGAGCATTGCGGCGCAACTATTAAAACTGGTATTAAATTTGAAAACTGGCACGGCGACGGTACTAGTTTTTATCACAGCCTGCCGGAGGACTTTGTATGGATGGATCCGCATACTGGTGCAACACATACTTTGATGCGATTAATTGCAGATGGCATTAAAGCTGAAGATATGCATTGGAAACTAGTCCTTGAAGACAATATGGTAATGGAACCATTAACTGACTACTATCAGTTTCACTTTGACAGTGAAAAACTAAATTCATATTTAGAAAAACTATGTGTTGCACGTGGTATAAAAGTTGTCGAAGCTGAAGTTGTTGATTGTATATTAGATTCTGACGGATTTGTCAAATCAATAGTTGACTCTAATAATCAACAGTATGCCGCGGACTTTTTTATTGATAGTAGCGGATTTAAAAGAGTTATATCGTCTAAATTAGGTGCTACTTGGGTTGATTGGTCAGCACACTTACCAATGAATAGTGCAGTGGCATTTCAAACTACTGATCAAGATGACATCCCAGTGTACACTCTAGCAAAGGCTATGGATAGCGGGTGGGCGTGGCGTAGTCCCGTTCAAGGACGGTTTGGCAACGGATATGTGTTCAGTGATCAATTTATTACTGAAGATCAAGCAATCGCAGAAATACAAACACATTATAAAAATACTATCAACATTGGTAGGAAGATTAACTTTACATCGGGAAAAGTAAATAAGGTTTGGATTAAAAATTGCGTTAGCGTTGGTCTTAGCAGTAATTTTGTCGAGCCGCTTGAGGCTAGCAGTATTTCAACTACTATTCAACAATCAAGATTATTAGCTTCTGCACTATGGAATTGGCATCGTAATGATACTGCAACTATTACTGAATACAATCGAGTGTTTGATGATATGATGTTTAACGTCCTCGACTTTATTCAGTTACATTATTTTACACAACGAGAAGATACAGAGTTTTGGCGCTGGTGTAAACACGATATAAAAATGACAGAGTTCAATAAAGAAAATTTAGAAAACTTTAAAACAAATTTTATCAATCAGGTATTATTGCCTGAAGACGGGACTATGTCCTTGTTTAGAATTTATGATTGTCTAAACTGGGCACAAGTTATGCATGGGTTAAGAATGTTTGATACTGCTAAAATTAAAGAGCTGTATGAAACACAATACGGACAAAGATATAGAGCATGGTGTGAAAATAATATGAAACAAATGCACGGGTCGACTACAGAGGGTCGGATAAAACATAAAGAAGCTATTGATCTTGTCAAACAGAGATTAAAAGGAATAGAATACTCACTATGATTAATTCAGTTTGCATATTAGGTGGTGGCACTAGCGGGTTAGTTACTGCGTTAATGTTACGTAAGGCGTGGCCTAACCTTAAAATTACTATGATTGAAAGTTCAAAATTAGGAATCATCGGGGTTGGAGAAGGCTCAACAGAACACTGGCGTGTGTTTATGCGGCATGTTGATATTGACATATTCTCATTAGTTAGAGAAACTGGAGCTACATTTAAAATAGGTATTAAGTTCACTGATTGGAATGGTGATGGAAAAAGCTATTTCCATAGTTTATCTGAGCAGTACGGATCAGTATCAAAGGTACACGGACTACCATTTACCTGGTTGCGAATGATTGGCGAGGATTGGGATCCATTGGACACTATGTGGAAGAAGGCGCAAGACGGTTATCACATCGAACCCGTGCATGACATACTAAGC